ATGAAAAAAAGGAAACTAGATTTATCATTCGCCCGGTTCCTTACTAACGGGGCAAAAACAACGGGAACTCATCAACAAGAGAAACGTCACGGGATTCTATTTTGGAATTCATATAAACAAGGGATTTATTTCCGATCTAAAAAAACTGCCCGGTAAAACGGGCACACGGGGTAGCATATTGGAATGCTCTACATCCAGCCGAAAGGGTGCATACCGGATCGTTACCGGTCTACTCCACAACCCATGAGTTCTTTGAGTGATCGATCGTGCAGATCAAGCGACACGGACAGGAGACGTTATGTGACCTGTGACAGCCGGAAAGGATAGAGACACGACGGCACGGACGGGATAAAGTTCGCTAAACGGTAGGTACGATCTGGCACCCCGGAAAGACGGGGATTTGGAGAAGTGGCGAAACTGGTAGACGCTAAAGTGCTTGCAAGTCCACGCAACAAACAGCAAGCGATACAGAGAAAACTGGGCGACTTTCATCCCCGTTCGAATCGGGGCTTCTCCACTAAAAAAAGAAACCGCCTCCCTAGAACGATAGCGGTTAAGTTCTTTGAAATACTGGTAGACTATAACATATACCGCCATAGTCGAGCGGGGCTGGTGAACTTCCGGGCAACACTCCGGGAGTGGCGAAAGTCGCACGTCAAAGGTGCATTATGCCAGCGTACAACCCGTGCCGGGGCACGTTACCGGGGTTCGACTCCCCGGGGGTTGTCAATTATTAATTAATTCAAACACAAAGATATGGAAATAATTCAAATTAATCAAGCCGAGATGATACAGGCTATCAACAAGGCAGAAGTGGATATTCAAATATCGACAGCGAAACAATACCCACGGGATATACACAAGGTGTTAAGCACTATAGAGACTTACGCCACGATGGACACGGAAACGGCAGAAGATTGTTTTTACGCTTTACGAAGAGGACGAGGTAATGATGCAGCCGTGATCGAGGGGTTATCGGTTCGCATGGCCGAGATCGTAGCGGGGGCGTGGGGAAACATCAGGGTTCAAACTAGGATAATAGGCAATGACGGGAAGACGATCACGGCGATGGGTATTTGTCACGACCTTGAAACGAATTTTGCCGCTTCCGTTGAAGTGAAACGCAGGATAACTGATAAGTACGGGAAAACATTCTCCGAGGATATGCAAGTAGTCACGGGAAACGCCGCTTCGGCTATCGCTTTCAGAAACGCCGTTTTCAAGGTTATCCCGAAAGCGGTGACGAAAAAGGTGATCGCTAACGTGAAACAAGTTGCATTAGGTCAAAGTATCGATTTAGAAACTAGTCGCAAGAGAATGATCGATTATTTCTCGAAAATCGGTGTAACCCAAGAACAACTTCTTGATCATTTGGAGGTGAAAGGCGTTGATCAAATCGACAAGGAAAACATAATATACCTCAGGAGCCTCGCCAACGCTATAAAAGAAGGTACCACGTCGGTAAAAGAAACGTTCGGGAACAAGTTCGAGACGGTTGTTGACACTTCTCTCGATCCCTCAACTCTCAAAACGGAATCTGACGTGAAGGCCGCCTTGTTGAAAGGCCAAGTAACCAAAGAGGAGGCCGACAAGTTGATCGAGAATTTAAAACAGGCAAATTCATTAAGCAATGGAGAGACAAAAGAACAACCTTCAGGACAATCCTGAATGGTACAGAGACAGGTTATTCCATTTCACCAGCTCGGAATTGTACAAGCTACTTTCCGAGCCACGTGAAAAGGTAAAGAAAAAAGCTGGAGAGCTTTCCGAAACTTCAAAATCGTACGTGTACGATAAAATTTCAGAGTACATAACTAATGGAACTTGCCTAGATTACAAGGATATTAACACTAGAGAGGTGGCGTGGGGTAAGGAACTAGAGATAAGTGCAAGACACGCTTACGAGAAGAAAAAAGGCGTGGAGGTAAACGACTGCGGTTTTTTCGAGTTTAATGATTACTTCGGTGGATCCCCGGATGGACTTGTCGGTCAAGACGGTTTTATCGAGATAAAATGCCCGTTTAACACCTCGATTCACGTTAAGCATCTTCGCTTAAAGGACGAGAATGACTTGAAAAAAGAGCATTACGAGTATTACGTGCAGATACAAGGTAATTTTATCGCAACGGGACGCAAATGGTGTGATTTCATTAGCTATGACCCTAGATGCCAAAGTGAACTTTTTGCACTCAAAGTGATACGTGTTTTGCCTGATCAAGAATTTATCGAGAATTGTATCAAAAAACTAGCGAAGGCAAACGAGTACAAGGAAAAGGTGATGGATGAGATCATCAAGTTGCAATGTGCTTAATAATTAAAATTCAGACAAGATGATAAAGATTATAGCAACAGGAAACATCGGCAAGGATGCCGAGTTGAAACAAATCGGGGGCAATAATTACGCTTGCTTTTCCATCGCCATCACGGAGAAGGTAAAAGGGGAATCACGAACGACATGTGTTGATGTCGTGAAGTACGACAAGGAAGGGAAATTAACCCCTTACTTGAAGAAGGGTGTCCGGGTTCAAGTTATAGGTAAACCGACCACGTCCGGTTACACGAACAAGAACGGTGACATCGTTTCAACCCTGACGATATGGGTGATGAACGAACTCGAATTTCAAGGAGGGATGAAAAAGGAAGAAGGCAACGGTGGAGGGTTGGATAACATCCCGCAGGATGATGATAGTGCCAATCTACCTTTCTAAAAGATGAAAATCAAACTACTCAACACCGTTCAAGGGTTAAAACCTCTATACGATGAAGATTTCGATGAAAAGAAGAAACTGAAAATCGGGGGAATATACGAGGCTGACGTGAAGAAGGCGAGGAATCTTCAATTTCATAAAAAATTTTTCGCCTTGATAAATTGTGCTTGGGAATACCAAAATGAAAAAGTTGTCGAGTTTTTTCATCATAGCAAAGATGCTTTCCGAAAGACAGTCGTGATAGCGGCAGGTTGGTATGAGCCTGTTTACTCTATCGACAAAAAAGAATGGACGCAAAATTACAAGTCAATCGCCTTCGACAAGATGGATGAAGCGGAGTTCATGGACTTGTACGATAACGTGAAGAGAGTGTTATTCCAAACATTTCTCCGGCATATAGATGAAGAAGAGTTCGTGAAAAACTTAATCAATTTCTAATGAAAATCATATCGAACACCCTACACGCCGGCTTGCTCAAGCTTCTTGAATCGTTACCCGATCACGTGACGGGGGTATCTGTTCGGGAGCTTGAGTTCAAGAGGAAGGCGGCAACGTACATTAAACGGTTAAACAAGTGTAAAACGGTTAAAAACAAGTAATCATGCCATACCTA